CTATTACCTTTTGTAAATCGTTAACCCAATATCCTGAACAACCGATTGCAGAATTATCACAACCTTGTCCTTCGAAAAACCACTCTATATTAATACCTTTAAATGTTTTATAAGGTAAGATATAAGTCTCGTAAGCAACCTCTTTACATGTATTATATGCTCTTACTAGTATGTCGGTATCATTGACTTCTTTAACATATCCTTCAAATGTCATACCACTAGTTGTGAACTTGATGCCATCATCTAGGCCTACTAAATCTTTTACATCTGTTATTCTCATTATGATTGACTCCTTAATAGTGCAGCTGCATATTCCGTCATGGACATACCCTCGGCACCAGTATATTTTGACATCAGTTTGATGTTTTCTGCGTTCAGTTTTGAACAGATTTCTTGAATAGTCATATTATCTCCTTTCTTCATTATGGAATAAGGATAACAAAAAGCGTACAGCATTGGCAACGCTCAGGTCGGAGAAATATTAGATTAGATTAGAAGTCGAATTGAGACTGACTGATATCGTCTGTTTGAAGGTCGGTAAGTATGTTTTCTGGTTTACCAGTGTACCATTGTGCTATAGTATATCGGCTGTTCCGTCTCACTGGAGACACTCCATGAAGCGTGGAGACACCACGGAAGATAACTGACTGACCTTGTTTAGGGGTATGTTTGAATGATTCCTCATACCATGATTCGGCATACTCTGGAAACCATGTTTCACCACCATTATAGTTAGTATTCAGGTAGGTTATACTAGTCCATTCACGATTTGGGTTGTCTTTTATGTTAAAACTTGCACGATTATTATCTAAATCTTCTTGTAATTCATCGGTTGGGTCGTCAAGTTCATATGTAGAATAGGTATCTACATGTGGATGTTGTTGTCCACCTATTGGCCATTCTGCAATTAATGACATTTCTGGATACATTGGTTTCTGTAAATGACCAACCAACCATGAAATATTATCGTAAGTCATACGATTAAAGAGTTTTCTTACATCATTATTTAAAATGGTGTGTCTTGTTATTGCTTGATAATCGAATGTTGAACCTACAGAACATAGGTCTTCATGATTTTTGAACCAGTCTATCAGAAACCAACACTCATCTTGTGTAAAACTATCTACAAGATAAATCTCAGGCTGATACTGCTTGGTCTCCTTTTGATTCACTTGATTCATTATTTTCTTTTTCCTGTTGTGCTTCTTGTAAAGCACGAGCAAATGCTTGTCTCTGTTCGTATTGTAATCTTTTTTGTGCTTCTTTAGGTCTGGACTTCAATGCTCTCTCTAATTTTAAACGAGACGCTCTTTGTAAGAAGAGTATACCATTTAAGTGGTCTATCTCATGTTGAACACATCTTGAACCTATTCCGTCAAGTGTAGTTATGTGTTCCTTTCCTTCTGCATCTTGGTATTTCATTTCAACAACTTTGCTTCTTTTAATCATTAAGTAAATATCTGGAAATGATAAGCACCCCTCTTTAAGTAGGTCTGTTTCTTGTGATACTTTTGTTAATTCTGGATTGAAGAATGCCTGTGTGCCTTCTTGTGTTCTCATTACGAACATTCTGTATGGAAGACCAACCTGATTTGCAGACAATCCTAACCCACCGAATTTATCCATTGCTTCAGACATATTCTTTTCAATTTCTTTTGGGTCTTCTCGTGGATTTTCAAAATCAAAAATCTCTGGTGGTTGTCTCAATACTTTACTTGCTTCTTCTACTAATTCATACATAATTTACCACGATATCTTGTTGTTGTGTGTTATATCAATTTCAAAACCTAAGAATGCAACAACATCACTCCAGTTTTCTTTCAGTTTTTTCTTAATCTTATTAAAGTATTTTTTAAGGAAGTTGAGTGCCTTTTTCATAACATTCTTCATCCATTTAAACATATCAAATATACCTTCTGTTAGATATTCATCTGAGTTTACATTATTCATTTCTTCTTTGACGACCATGTTTATACCCAAACCAATTGTAGACCAAAAGGAATAATATCCTGATTTACCTTTTGGATTTGAAGGAGTTTTTAAGCCTGCTTTTGTCTTTTGTGAAGTCTTGAACTTTGCATCTGGTTTAACTTGTTGTGAAATTTTAGCAACATAAGAGTCTGATGAACCCTTTATTCTATGCATCTTTGCATTTCCTTTGAAGTCGGTCACCAGAAATGAATCTGCAGTTCCTTCTGAATTACCAAACTTCTGCATACCTGTCATTGCTTCATATGTAAACTCTTGTGCAAATGCAGGATTAGATTTGAATAATGCTCTAAGGTCTTCTTTAAGTGCCTTATGAGCCTCGTCTGCTCTTCTTAAAACCTCTATCTCTACAAACTTTCCTGCATCTTCTAGTTCAGTTTTGTTTCCCTTTATTCCAAGTTTCGTTAAGTCTGTAGTTGGCATAAGACCATCTAATTTCTTTCCTAGGTTTTCTACAAATGTGTCTCTTTCTACTTTCTCAGCAGCGGTATAGAATGTTGCTAGTGCCTCTGAACGACCACCTGACATCAATTGTGCATCACCTGTTTTAACGGATATTCTATCTTTACCAACTGTAATGTCTGTTTTAGGTGTGAGTGTAGAACCTTTTGCTTTTCCACCTTCAAAATATTGATTCCATTTTGCAGTTGCAGGATATGAATTTGCAGGAAACTTTCCTTTTCCTTTTAGACCACAAGTTTTAACAATCTTTTTGCCTACTTCTGGTGCATTTGGAAAGTATTTTGATTCTACTCCTTTACCGTTTGCACCATCAACAATGACCTTCTCCATTTCATAAGCAGCCGAAGTATCGGCTTCATGCAATACTATTTTAGAATCATACTTTGATAAGTTTAATTCGTCTAGTTTTGGTTGTGTATGTTGTTGAAAAGATTTCATATAACTATTTATATTATCCGGCAAGTCTGGAGAAGTTCTTATGTTTTTCGAATCTCAATACAGTTTCGAACTTGTCGTACAATGCATCTCCTTTATGTGATATAATGAAACAGTTTGTTTTCTCTGTAAGAGTTCCTAATAACTTAAAGAAATCATCGGTACCTTGTGAGTCTAAAGAACTATCAAATACCTCATCTAATACGAGTAAGTTAGTGTTCACACTGTTCTTCATTCTAGCAACACTTCTCCATGTGAATAACAATGCAAGGTCAATTCTCATCTTCTCACCTTGTGAAAAGTTATCATACTTGAATTCGTCTCTGAATCTGGACTTAATAGTCTCTTCGAATGCCTCATTCAATTCAAACCCCACATAGAATTCTAATTGTGCAAGATACTTATTAATAAGTTTGTTCATAATAGGAACATACTGTTTAATAATCTTCTGTTTAACACCTTGGTCTCTTAATAACATTGATGCAATATCATAGTAATGTTCTTTCTCAACCATAGATTCTTTTTTAGAGTGTAGTATGTTTAACTTCTCTTCAGTCTCATCTATTTTGTCCTGAACTGAGTCTGTTGCCTGTTGTTCATTCTGCAGTTCTTCAATCTCTTTATTAATCTTTTGAATGTATTTCTGATTAGATGTAATCTCTGCCTGAAGTAAACCAATTTCTTTTTGAACTGTTGTTATTTCGTCTTGGACTCCGTTGATTCTTTGGATTTCGTTATTGAGTTCGGCGACTTGTTCATCCAATGTTGACACTGCCGTCTTAATCTCAGAGATTTTTGTCTGTTTATCCTTAATATGTTTTTTCTTGTGTTCATGGTCTAAACCTTGTTTACATGTTGGGCAATTGTCGTTCTCTTCATAGAATTCAATGTCTTTAAGTGCTTTTCTTCTAGCGTCTTCAAGTTTAGCTTCCATGTCGACAACTTGTTTGAGTCGAGTCTCAGTCGTGTCTTTATCATCGATTGAGGATTTTTTCTCCACCACATTTTCCGTCTTTTCATCTATCTCTCCTAAAAGTTTTGAAATATTTGTTTCTGTTTCATCAACATTGTGTTGAAACTTTCCAAGTTTTTCATTACGATTTTCACGGAGTGCATTCTGTTGTTCATTGAGGCCTGATATTCTCTCTTCTAATAAGTCAACCTCATGTACAGTATCTTTCAATTCAACTTTATGACTTGCAATCTTCTTACGAAGAATCTCCATCATGGTTGAAAAGATTGATATGTCTAGTAAGTCTTCTACCAACTTTCTTCTATGCAAGGCTTTTAATTGCATGAAAGGTGTGAAGTTAGCAGAACCAAGAATTGCAACCTGTGTGAAAGAACGATAACTCATTTTGAGTATGTTCTTTTCTAGGTGTTCTTGATAGTCTTTGACGGTTGCATCTTGATTAATAAAAGTGTCATTAAGATACAGTTCAAATTTGTTTGGTTTGGCACCACGAATAACTTTATAGTTTCTTTTACCAATTGAGAATTCTAACTCAACTAATAAGTCTCTAGCATTTAAAGTGTTTACTAGTAATTCCTTTTTAAGATTTCTGAACCCTTTACCATACAATGCAAAACATAATGCATCTAACAATGTGGATTTACCTGCACCATTCTCACCGAGAATTAGTGTTGTGTCTGTTGCGTCTAACTGTATTTCGGTGAATGTATTACCAGATGATAATAGATTTTTGTATTTAATATTTCTAAATGTTATCATAAGAAGGAGTGTTCATCAAGTGCTTCATTATACAACGATTGCATGATATCGTTAAGGGGTTTTTTCTTTCCTTGTATGTCTAATGAATCAACATACTTTGAAAGTATAGTAAGTGTGTCTTCAACATCTTCTATATCATCATCTTCAAAAAAGTCCATATGCTTATTATCATCAACAACAGAAACATGAAGAGGTGATTCAGCATGAATCTTATCAAGAAATGTATCAAACCAATAGGGATTATCTTTATTGACAACAATAACTTTAGTAAACTTACCTGCATACTGACTGTAATCTGCATTAGCAATAGTCTCAAACGATTCATTTGTATCATCGTAAAAAGCCTTTTCAAATAGTGTTAGTGGATTTAGAATTGGTGATAGTTCTTGTGTATCAGTATCGAATATATGAAAATACTTTGGGTCTCCATAATCTGACCAAGTAAATTGCATCTGACTTCCTAGATATCTGATATTTGCAAACTCTGATTTCTGATGAAAATGACCCGATAAAACCTTTTCGAATCTATTAACATAAGAATGGTCAAATCCATGTTGACATGTCATGCCTGGCATCATCAATGCACCTTCAAATTCAAAGTGACCCATACACCAACTTGCTTCTGCAGTTCTTAAAAAGTCTACAGTGTCGGCATAGTTTTCAGGATTAATCCAAGGTACCATTGCAATATTAAAACCATCGTATTCATTAACACAAGGTTCTGTAATCACATTAATGTTCGCCTCATTGAATAGTAATAGTTGTGGTGCATTAACATCATTTGTTGACTTATAATAAGTGTCATGATTACCTATGATTAAGTCCATAGAAATATCATTCTTTATTAAAGGTTCAATAAAGTGTTCTCTGTTTGCTTTTAGAGTTGCAAAGTTCACATACTTTCTTCTATCGAAGTAATCACCTAAGTGAATAATGTGGTCTATGTTGTGTTCTTTTAGATATGGGAAGAAGATTTCTTCATAGAAACGACCTTGATATTTGGCCATTGCTTCCATATCACCTCGGACACCTGCATGAGTGTCATTCAGTAATGCTATTTTCATTCAGTAAAGTTTTCTAAGTTTTTCTTTTTAACTACAGTCTTTCTTTTAGACTTGCGTGGATTATATTCAACACGATTCATATTCTCTTGCATCCATTCTACATTCGTGTTAGATAAACTTGGGTCATGTTGACCATCAATTGTTTCAAAAGAGTCCATAGTAATACCACTTTCGTTGGTTACCGTCTGTTTGATATAGACTTGTTTCTTCTCTTTTTGAATTCTTCTTAGGAAAGCATAGTAGCATATCTGAGTGATATACGCAAATGCATTACTTGATTTTTCTACATTGAAATTACCGATATACTGAATACAATTTTCAATTGCATCACATATCATTTCATCTCTGTAGGTGTAGTTAATAAAATTAGGACGAGTCGATAATCGAGTCGCAATCTTATAGATACATTCACCAATGTATTCAGACATTTTTGGGAGTTCAGTGTCGTTTGCTTTTGCTTCTTTTATACCTGAGGAATATTCGGCAACAGCAGCAGTAAACTCTTTGTTGTTAACATAGTGTTCTGCCTTTTTGGGGTCTTTTTTCGTAGTCATGTATACATTATACACCTTATCCTTTGTCCTGTAAGGTGGTTTTTATATTTATTTTATTTTAATTTTTATTAAAAAACCACTAGACAAGGAAGGAATCTATGATAAAATAAATATGTTGCCGGTTAGGGAACCTATTAGGAAGGGATAACTTTAACTCTACTCTTCTGAGATGCAACTTCCCCAATACGACTCATTCTTTCTAGTTCACCTACTGATAGGTAAAACATGCATAAACTCATTGCTGTGTATAGTATATAGTGTTTCATACGAACTGGTTTATTAACCAAAAGGATAACAACATAAAACCGAAAACGAGGACTTGCACGACTGACATCACTGCAATCTGTTTCATTGGGTGAACTTCTTCTATCTTATCTAAAACGGATACATCGGGAGAAAGATTTACGATTTGTAGTATTTTCTTTTCAGTATCGGGTTTTGTAAACCAAGGGACGAACATTATGATATTCCTGTAATCGAGACAACGGAAACCATGAAGATAGCCACAAGTGTGGTTATCTCCAAAGTATCTCTAAGTTTGTGGTTCATTAAAACATTCTCATCGATGATGCATAGAACATTATAATAAATGGTAATAAGAACGGAAGAGTCATCAGCACTAGAAATTCGATAGTTTCAATCACTTTTCGTTTTTGAGGACGAATGATATGATTGACTTCTCTAGCTTTTCGCACCATGCTCTTCGCAAAAAAAGCTGCTGTGGTCATGGTTTTCCTAAAAGTTAAGTTATAAAAATATTGTATAATGGTATATAGGCCAGTATTATACGCACTTATTTAGTAAGAATAAAATCCTAATGTAGTTTCTTTTTATCTACAGGTGGTATTGCTTCTTCAAATTCTAAGTCTTCATACTCAATAAATGATTCGTCTGAAACCTCATTAATAAGATTCTGTAAAATCTTGTCTATATATTTTCTTTTTGTTGTACCATTGATTAATGGTATTGAATTATTCTCCAACATATCTAACCATTGTGAAGATGCTTCATCGTAAAATGGAATGTATTGTTGATTCATTGAATTTCTATGTAGAATATGGTCTATAGGAACTACAACTGTTGTATCTGATGTTAATGGTGCGTATGGATAAAATGTTGCAAGTGTCTCTACAGGTGTTTGTCCTGATGATAGTTTGCAAACCATTGGTAAGGTGACTTCAATACCATTCGAGGTATCTCTTGTCATGCCAACTACTTCAAGTCCGTTTCTTAATTTTAGGACTTCGTATTGTTGTGGTGTTAAGTCTGAAGGTCTAGTCACTTTTTAAATCAAATTGTTGTATTATGTAAGGAAAACTTTCCTCGTTATAGATATTTATCCTTTCCTTTAAGTGATTCAAGGTGTGATTTTCACACTGCAAGTCATCTGATATATCAAATAACCTCATACTATCTTTGCCTTCTGTCTTACGAAGACCTCTACCAATTGATTGTAGATTTCGTATTCTCGATTTAGAAGGACTTGCAAATACAACATTGTCGATTTTTTTAATATTAACACCTGTAGAAAATGTTCCGTATGATGCTAGTATGACATTGTTTTTCTTTTTAGAGTTCTCAACAATCTCTCTGACTGCCTCTCTATCTTCTGTATCAGTTGCACCGTGAACATAATGTAATGTGCCTTTCATTCTACTGACCATAGGATTGAATAACTCCCATAGTGGTTGACCATGTTTCTCTATGTATTGAAACAATACAAGAGTATTTCCTTTAAGTGAACCTACTAGATTAGTTATGAATTGATTTCTTCCTTTATGAGATACCAGATAGTCCATCTCATCTTGGTATGACATTTTTTTCTGTTTAGTATGACGAAGTATGATACATTGTATATCAATCTTTGCAATCGTACCTTCTTCTATTAGTTGTGCAGACGAGATAACTTTTTTAACAGGACCAAAAAGACCCTCTAATTGCAATCTATGAACTTCTGTACCATCTAATGTACCTGTTGTACCTATTCTTACTGCTGTGGTCTTCATCTTCTCTAAGATACCTTTAAGAGTTTGTGCTTTAAATAAATGTGCCTCGTCACCAACGACAACATCAAAAGACTCTAACACCTCCTTAGGAGCTTTTGCGAATGATTGCCATGTAGTGACGGTTATAGGGGCATCAAATACTTCTTGACCATGATATATCTTACAGACTTTATCTTTATAACCATAATCTATAAAGTCCTTTGTCATTTGTTCAACAAGTGATGTGGTTGGTACAATGATAATTGTTTTCTTATCATAGTATCTTGCTAACATGTATATGATTAGAGATTTACCAGATGCGGTTGGAGACAATAATAGTTGTCTTCCATACTGAATACTGGATTTCAATGCCTCTAATTGATATCCACGAGGTTGGAATGGTAAGTCAAGCCCCTTGACAAACTCATCTAATTCAGGTTTTCTTTCTTTTATACCTAAAACTTCTTCAACACCTTCAAATTCGAATCCTCTTTCTTTACAGAACTCATCAATGTAAGGTAATAAACCAATGTAAATCTTATTTGTTTTTATAGAGAACAGTCTTACCTTTCCATCCCAAAATTTATTTCGGTATGAAGGCATGAACTTTGCATTTGGAACTGTAAAAGAAAAGAAATCAAATAAGTCTCTTGCAAGTCCATCATCACAATGGACTTTTAAAAAGACCTCATCAATCTTTGATACTTTGACTAGGTTAGACATATTGATTGCCCACACACCAACCGACAAAAGATTTTCTCGTGCCTCTTGTCACAGGAGTGACTTGATGATGTACAAACGAAGGAAAGAAGAAGATTGAACCTCTATCTTTAACTGAATATGGTAAAGTTTTTATACCATTGGTCATATCTATAGTTGCGTTATCGTGCATCATGTCAAAACATCTTTGAGGTTCTAACCATTGAAAATAACCACCTTCATAGTCTTCTGGACTAGATAATTGTAATGTGAAACTTAGTTTTCTTAACTGACCTCTTTCATCTAATTGATGACCTGCATCTGTATGCCAAGTGTAGAAATCACCTTTGTTCTTTTGAGTTATTTCAGGTGCGTTATAAGTTGTGAATTGATACTGTTGTCTATAGTCTATATGATAACCCCAACCGGTGTCCTTTAATGCCATGTTCATAGCATCATCAATCTTCCTTTCAATTTCAGTTGGTAATTGTTCTGGACCTATCCAATTTATTAAAGAACTTCGTATATCATCGGTAACATGTCCATCTTTATTCTTTTCATCTGGAAAACCTACAGCACCCTCTTTAGTTGGTATTGTACCTGCAATTCGAATTATCGTATCACACTCTTCTTCTGTAAAGAATTCTGGTAATCCATAAAGATAGTTCTCGTATAACATTATTGTCCTGCCATAAATTTTCTCCAATCGATTGTGTTCTTAATCGTTTGGTGTCTCCAAGTAATGTTTTGCATACATTCTTTGAGAAAGTCCATTTGTATTTTTAATAGTTCTTCTTGTGCTTTAAGTTTAGTTAAGTCTTCATCTGAATTAAAGAAGTAGTGCATATCTGCTTTCATTACTTTCATGCCGTCAAATGGGTCATCTTGCCAACCGTATTTATCAATAGTTTCTTTATCAAGTTTACCATTGAACCACAACCACTTATCTTTAATAAGAAGATTGTATTGGAATTGTTTTTGTTTGAGTTTAACCAGAGTATCAGAAAGTAATTCTGAATACTTAGCATGTAGTTTAGGAACATCAAGACTTGATTTGTCGAGTTCAATATCATCGACAACACAGTCTTCTTTCCACATCAATTTAATTTCATCTAAAGTCATATACGACCATTATATCATAATATACTAGTATTTATAAGGGGTTTTAAGAAGTCGTTTGAATGTCATAGTAAGAGAATATAAACTCTACTTGACATGTCACAGGGTCATTCTCTGCACCAGATATCAGTTCTAGTTCTCCTAATGATGTAGGAAAACAGTCATGAAATCTAAAGAACTTATTTGGTATGTTCTTATTTGTATTTGTCACCAATGTGATATCAGAATACTGATTCAAATCATTATCAACACCACTTGTTAAACCAGTTTTAGTTTTTGTGGTTTGTGTGTAGTTTGCAAAATCTGATGGGTCTTGAATGGGTATTATTGCATTCATCCAATCATAAACTTCTTTGAAGTTTTCTAAATCCTCATCTACTAAGAACTTAACATTTAGTTTACCAAACTCTATTTTATCACCTGGAAAAAATGCATCTAGTCCAACACCAGCACCTTGTCTAAGTTCAGTGAATGAAAGACCAGGTATATTAACAGATTGAACATAGTATTCAACTGTTGGTATTTTGTCTATTAGTAATCTAAAGTTATTCTTATTTAGAATTGATTTATTGATTGTTGTCAAGTTTTAATACTCTCTTATTTGTTGAGGTGTCAAAGTAATCAGTACCTCTGTACTCTCTTGTGACTGTTTCTTCACATAAGTAACCATCTTTCTTATAAAGTGTAGTCATTGTTCTATGAATAACACCTTCTGTGGTTTCTTCACCTTTAGGAAATGCTTTAGATGACCAAGGACCTTCAAAGACATTAACCTGTTTTTCATATTGTTTCATTATATTCTCCATTACATATACTATTTATATTTAGGCGTTGCCATAGCGGTCACTTTTTTACTATAATGGACACATGATAAAGAAACAAACAATAATTTTCGATGTAGACGGAACGATTGCAGATGTAGAACATAGGAGACATTTTGTGTCTCAAAAACCTGCAGACTGGAAATCATTCAGAGAACAGACTAAGTTTGATACTCCTGTAGAATGGGTATGTGATATTGCAAAAAGGTTCATTGCACAAGGTGACAATGTCGCCTTCTTCAGTGCAAGAAACGAATCAGAAAGAAGTATCACTGAGAAACAGATTTCAGAGTGGATTGGAGAAGGACATCAAGGTCTTTTTCTTAGACCTGACGGTGACTTCAGAAGAGACGATGAGTTTAAATCTGACCTTGCAGATAAGTTTGAAGAAGTTGGTGGTAAAATCGACATTGTTTTTGACGATAGAAATCAAGTTGTCGAAATGTGGAGGCAGAGAGGAACTACTGTAGTTCAAGTTGCTGACGGAGATTTCTGATACTGCATCGTGCCACTGCAAAGCCAAAAAAAAGGGACTCAATTGAGTCCCTTTTAGTATCGATAAATCGATTATACAGATTATAGAATGTTTGAAACAGCCATCTTTCTGTAGTATTGGTTTGTTCCTGCTGAAGCAAGTCCGTCTGCTGGTGTAGCACCGACAAAAGGATTAGATACCATTCCGTATCTTGTTTTGAAACCAATCTTAGGTTGGAAAGTATTCTCACCAACTGCACGAACCATTTGTAATGGAACATACGGACAGTAGAATAAACCAGCATCGTAAGGGTTAGACCCTCTATAACCAACAGTCATGTAGTCAACACCAGCATATGGGTCGATATAGACTTTAACTTTTCCGTTAAGAACACCAGCAAAAGTATTGCCTGTGTCATCAACATTCAAAGAAGTTGATAGAGCAGGAGTATAATCTAATACTCCAGCCATTGATAATGCAGAAGCAACATCTGAAGAACATAAGATAAAGTTACCTTTTCCTCTTCTAGTTTCTTTTGCAATAACATTAGCTTCTCTTTCGATTTGGAAAATCAAACCTTTGAATTTCTCAACTGACCATCTTCCGTTAGCATCAACATCTAAGTTGAAAGTACCAGCAACAGCTGTTGAAGCCGCACCAGTTTTTGCTTGAATGTTAACATTTCTGATAACTTCACGGTTGATTTCAGCAAGAATCTCAGATGATAAGATGTTTGCTAATTCTGATTCTGCATCAAGACCGTGGATTGCTTTGAGGTCTTGTGCTAATTCGAGTGTGTACTCAGCTTTTAATGCTCTGGATTTTGCAGTCACAGTTGCTTTCTCAATTGTGAAAGCCATTTCTGCAAAATGATTACCTGCTGCGTCACCTAAACTCTCAGCCGAAGCTGTTGACATACCTGCACCTGTTGTAGATGCGTATGAAGGAGAAGAAGTGTCGAAAGGGTCACCGATTGGGTCTGAACCTACTGAAGTAGATGTAGTTTGCGGGCTAGCAGAGTAATCTGAACGAGCTTCGTTATGAAGAGCTTCTGATTTGTTATCTCTAGTCGCGTCTACATCGTCATTATATCTTGCTTTCATGGCAAAGATAAGACCTGTAGGACCAGTCATTGGTTGAACACCACAAATGTCGTAAGCAACGAGATTTGGCATAGCTCTACGAACTAGTGAAATAAGGATTGGATCCCAATTACTAATCGCTGAGCCAGTAGCATTTAAAGGTGCTGCTTCTTCAAGAGTAGCTCTGTCTTCTGACATAGCTTTTTCTTGGTTTTCAAG